ACTTACATTTTCTAAAGCTCCTAATTCAAAAGCCGCTCCTTTCGGTCTTGCTTTAGCTACTAGTAATTGTAATTTTAAATGAGCTAGCTGTATTTGGTCCGCAAATGGAATCATTCTTTCAACTAAAGACTTACCATTTGAATTATTAACATTAGGTATATATACAATATATGGGCAAGGAGTCTGATCTAGTGTAGACTTCTTACGTACCATGTTTTCAGCAACACCGTAGTTTATTAAATAATCAGTCCCAATGATATACAATCCTGTATAATAGACGGTAGCGGGCTGTTTAATAAGCTCTCTGTCATATTTTGACCTTGATGGCTTCTTATAATTTTCATCTTTGCGATATAAATTATTGTAACCATATTTGTTTTCTTTCTTTTCATATATAATACTATAATCAGACTTAAAACAACCGTCTAAAACTCTAACTTTAAAAGAATCATAATCATACTCTTCATAGCCTAGCTCTGGATTAAACATGCTACTTGTAGAAGCCGAAAAAGCATTACCAAGTTTTCCTGTATAACTTTCGGCAATATTATGTAACTCTTTTTCTGTAAGCTCACCCGGGCTCATCATTTGCCTAATTTCACCAATTGTCATGTATTTTACTTCTCCTGCGTGAAATAAATTTCTTGCATCAGGCATTCCTATGTGAGAATGTATAAAATTAGCGGGATCAACGTAATTTATTCTTACGCCTTTAGACTTATGTGTTTCTGTCTTTGAGACTGCCATGCCACAAATAGTTAAATCACGAAGAGTTTTTTTACGTATTTCTTCATAATCGTTAAGCTCTTTAATACCTTTTAAAGCTTGCTCCATAGCAATTTCATTTTTTTGCTTGTAGCTAAGATTCATATAAAGGTCGAGCTCGTCAGATGAATCGGGCGTAAAACCAGACTCAGGATTAGGCATTCCAGAAATTTTAGAAAATTCTTCGTTAAAGTCTTTATTAAGCATGTTAACAAAAAACTTATCTCTGTCTTTTATTTTTTTATTCACAGAAACAGAATCAATAGCAGAAACATTCATTTCATATTCTTGCTCTGCCAATCCATTTACGACTACATCTACAAACTTTGGTATAACGCTTACAACGTTCCAGTCTAAGTTCATATAAGTTTCATCGCCAGAGTTATTTAATTGGCTTTTATATTTATGTATAGACTGTGTTCCACTAGAATAAGCTCTTGCGTGCTTAAATCTTTTTTCTCTACCGCTTACTCCGTTAATTCCTTCATTATCCCAGTCTTGAAACATTTTTTTAAAATATTGCAAACCATAAGATTTTTTATCTTTTGCTTTTTTGGTAGCAAGAGGAGAAGGATAGCCTTTTATATTTTTATTTTGTTTAGCCATGTCTACCTAATAATATTTTTATTTTGCTTATAAGAACGCACAAATGGTATAAATTCTTTTGATTGTTTCTTTTTAATGAATTTTTTTGTAGCTCCTATTAGCGCAAGAGCAGATGCTATACTGGCATCATATTTTGTTCTGTTATCAATTTCAAATAAACTCCAATCTTTTAAAAGACTCATAAAATAACATTTACCAACAATTCCTGTTTCGCTATTATATCCAACATTATCATGTATATAAGCTTCAATTAAATCTCCCATCAAATTAATTACTTCAGCACTAGCTGTAGGTATGCCTGGCATACGTTTTTTATTACTTGGGCTTTTAGAATACGTATACTCAGGTCTATCCATTAGTAAGCCGTCAAAGCCCTGATCACGAAAATAGTTAATAATTCCGACTTTATTGTTTTCTATTAAAATTTCTGCGCCATAAAAAACACAAGCTTTTAAAATATCTTCATAAAAAATACTAGCTTTAGGCGGCCTATTTATGTATTCTAAACAGAACACTTGGCTATTTTCTTCAAACGGATTAAATCTTTTATATATATATAGCGCTCCATCTGATCTTCTGCCGTCTACTGTATAGTCATGGTCAAATGGATCACAGCCTGCTACGTAATCTATTTTATTCCCAGGGTAATAACTTCCTCGTTTTTTTATTATGTTATTTTTTTCTTTTTCTGATGGCATTAATGCAATATTAAATTTACCATTTTTAGAAGGAAGCCAAATAACTTCTTTTTTATCTTCAGGGTTTTTCCAAACAAAATTACCAGATACTACTAAATTAGATTTCTCTTCTAGCCAATCCATTTGTTGAAATATTTTTTCTACGTCAAAAGTTGACTTTGATGCATCTGCTCTAAAAGCCTCTTCTTCAGTAAAAGGAAATTGGCGCTTAAATTCATTTAAATCAATATTATTGTTTTTTAATGCCATTCTTCTATTAACCAAGTACTCCTTAGACCCTATTTCAATTTCAAATTCGTCTATACCCATAACAGGAGTTTTAGGCGTTTTAACAACACTAAAACCATACGCGTCTATAAAGCCTTCTAAATTTTCAAAAGCTGGTATAAACAAAGAGTATAAACCAGAAATAGTCTGGCCGTTAGCATCTCTTTGTAATACATTAGAATCGCTATATATAGCCTTGTATTCTTCACCACCCATATCTTGGGCATTAGCAGTTGTCCCCATCATACACTTACCTACAATTTTTCTACCTAAAAGTAAACAAGTTCTTGTGACTCGCCAATTTTTTTTAATACTATTAGGTCTAACCCACTTTGCACTTTCATCGTGTATTAGTAGCTTAAGCTTCTGCCCGTCATAAGAGTTAGAACCTGTATTACGCCAATTTATTGAGGAATTTAATGATTCGTCTACAGATGCATATTTGTGTTTTTTAGTAAGCTTTTGAGCTGGAGTCCTAAATGCTAATTCTACTCTAGGATTAGTCGAGCCATCTTGTATTGGTTTAAAAAACCATGGATAATTTCTAAAAATATACACTGCTTTATCTGTAAATAAATCTTGTGCATCTTTACCAGTCTTTGATAAAATACCATTTACTGTATTTTCGGTGCTTGACGCTATATTTACAATTTCACTAGCCGAGCAGTAACTAAAACCACTACGTCTGTTTTTTAAATAACATATGCCATAGCATCTATAATCAACCTTGCAAGCTTCCCAAAATAAAAATAATTTTCTATTAGCATCTCTGTATTCTGGATAGCCTATATCAATTTTAGACCATTGTATGTACATATACTGGGAACCGGTAATATATGTTGCTTCACCTTTATTTAAAAACCATATGCCTTCTCTTCTCCTTTTAAATTCCTCAATAATATAATCCTCAAAGTCCGCTACATTGTCTCTTGTGCAGTTAGCATCAATTTCTTGTCTTTTCCAGTATTGATCCTTTTTTTTAAGGCCATAGAATAACATCTTTTTTTTGGGGGGTGCTTTAGGCAATCCAATGTTAAGGTTTTGTATAGTAATTACTTTGCCTCTAGTATTATTAGGGCAAATCCATACTACATCATTTTTTTTATCAAATGCCATTACCTTTTGCCATTTTTTCTACAAATCCTTGCTTAAAATCTTTTTTATTCTCTTTTAGCTGGTCTAAGTAAGCCTCATCGCTCGAAAGCTGATCTTCTATTTTAGCAATACCCTCTAATATTTCTTGAGCATCTAAAAAAGCTTTTTTCTTGCTGTCTAAAGCATTTTTTCTTTTTTCATCTAATACCTCATCTGATATAGGCTTTGCTACATCACTTATTAAAGTGTCAATAGCCATTTTACCGGCATCAATTAACTTTTGCAATGTTTCTGCTATATATAACTTGTTATCCATTAAGAACGGCGTATATAGTATTAGTTCTAACCCTATAGTAAACTTTACCATCTGGCATTTCCATATCGTAATCTCCGCCTTTATCAAACATAACGTAGTCACCAACTTTACCACCTAGTTCAATAAACCTGTTGTCCGCTGCTATAACAGTACCCTCGTTTTCATCTTTAACCTCTACTTCCCCTGTAAATATCCCGCTTTTTGTAACCTCTTCAATGGGCGCCTTTTTTTCTAAAATACAAAATGGGCCTATTGTTTTATACTCACCTTTAGGTGATATAGATAAATACATCATTCCGGGCTCTACAGCTAAATATTCAGAATCATCATCTTCTATTTTTAATAATAGTTCTGGCTTAGCTGCAAAGTGATGCAATAATACTAAGTCACCTACCTGTATTGAATCAACAGACTTTTCTTTTTTTACGGGCACACCTATTACTTCTCCTACGGATTGAGCATTGTGTAATTCGTTAAATGAATTATCTATATATATTTCTTTACCATTAATGTATTTTTTTTTAAATAAACCATCAACTTTAATTAAATATTTATTTAATAGTTTATTTGTGCCTTTAGGCAATAGAGTGCTCATATTTATTTATTTTAGTTAGATTATATTCAAATGCTATTGGCATATCTTGGAAGCTTTTCCAAATTGTTTCTACATCTTCATCCGCCATAATTATATACAAATCTACTTTTAAAGTACCGTATTTAAACCAGTGCCTTTCGTCATATATAATATTTGATAAAGTGAATCTACCGCTTGGAGTATTATACACTGTCCCTATAACATAGTGCATACCAGATTTCATATCTGATCCAATAGTAATTTTTCTAATATTTTCGTGCATTTAATTTAATTTATTTCCCTTTAGAGGATCCCCCAAAGAAGAAGTCAATAATTGTATTTACTTTTGAGCTCATAGCTCCAAATACAGTTGATATAAATCCTATTTCGTAGTCAGATAACTCGAGGGTGTTCATAACAAAGTATTTAAACATCGTGTAAGATAAGAAAAAGTATGCACAAGTAAATATTATAGCAAGAAGCTTTTGAATAATACTATCGT